ATTACGGTAAAAATGCTTCTGGGTCAATTGGTTTTCATGCCCTGCCTTCAGGTGGCGGCGGAGGTAATGGAGATATGTTAAAATCAATCTACGACCCGAACGACGACGGCAAGGTATCTGAAGCGGTAACAGCCGACGAAGTAGACGGAGTAACAGGTGCGGGAAACTCGACATATTATGGTAAAAACGCTTCTGGAACGATTGGTTTTCACTCCTTGCCTTCTGGAGGCAGTACAGGCACAGGGGGCGCAATTTTAGCTTTTTCTTTCTCGGGCAGGGTCTACTGCGAACCCGATAACCGATGGGTGTCGTTTGGCAGCGGGTTTGGCATGGACGGGGATAATATCAGCGCGGCGGCAGGGACAGCAACCACCCCGATAATGTCACAAACCCAGACAGGCCGAGCAGTCCCAGCGAACACGAAAATAAAAGGGCTGTCGGTTGCTGGGCGCGCCACTAGTACCGAAATAACAGACGCTGAAATATACGTCCGATTAATGAAGCCCACGAACGGCTGGGCTGCGGGGGCTTCGACAGGCGCTACCATGACTGAAGTTTTTTCTTATTCTGACTTCTACACTTCTGGAAACGGCACCCCTGTAACTGCCCCGTTCACTTATTTGAGTGCAAAAATATTGGACTTTTCTTTTGATACGACAGAGGACCTAATGTTGCAAGTCTATATCAAGCCTGTAGGGAACATCACCGCGAGGCGTTTATGGTCTGTTGATATCGGACTACTGATAGAGGCCCCTGCCGGGCAGGCAACCGCTCCACCACCAGCAACTTACAACCCTGCTTATGTCAGTTCTGGCGTCGTGGAGGACGCCTTTGTATGCTCTACGGAACTGGGGGCAAATAACGACTTTGCGATTATGCCTAAAATTCTAGCGCACCCGACTACAGGCGTTTTATATATGCCCTTCAGAACAAACAATAACCACATTTCCAACGTTCACAACAAAACAATTATGAGGAAGTCCGTAGACGGCGGCGAGACTTGGACAGGGATTGACGGGACAGGATCTAACACGATTCTGGCTAATCCATACACAGGCGGAAACGTGCCCGACTTTACAGGGGCTTCTTTTACACCTACAGGCCGATTAATCCTGTTTGAAAGAGAGTTCACGGCCACGGGCACGTATGTACAAAATACGCACAGATGGAGCGACGACGGCGGGATCACTTGGTCGGCCCCTGTAATCACAATGGACACGAACCCTATAGCGTATATGTACGATAGTCGTTTTGTCCTTGGCGAATCTGGCGAATTGATTTTTGGAATGCGGACTATTAATGACGGAAACGGGACAGATAGATATATACGTTACTACGAGTCAAGCGACGACGGGGAAACTTGGTCTTTGAGGTCTACCGCTTTAGACAACGGGGACAAAGGCTGGAATTTCGGAGAGGTGGTAACGAGAGATTTAGGCGGCGGACTATTTATAGCTATTGTTCGATTCGTAGCAAATAACGACGACGGGTTAAACCTACCCTTTTTTATCGTGTCTAGGGATTACGGCAGAAATTGGGCGGGCACGTCTGAAACGTTAACCTTTCAAGACGTCCAAGACAGTAAATACAATTCTGGCTTTATTCCACTACAGGGGGCGACTACCACCCTAGGGGACGGCAACGCAAATGAAAGTTGCCTTCCATATATGGAACTGGTAAAGCACAACAACAGAAATGTGCTTTTTATTACTCTGTATATCCGTGACGCGGCGATAGATCAAGATTCGTGGAGGATGTACGCTGTAGACGTTGACGCTTGGATGGTTAAGGGACAGCAAAGTATTAACCCGGTCAACTGGTCCGAGTTCAGACAGTTCGACGAAGGGGGGATTAATGCACCTGACGGAAACGGCTGTTTATTCATTCCAAAAGGCAGCATAGAAAGCGGCATCCTTTGGACGAATCAAGATAACACTGGGACCTCTTCTGGCGGCCCTGTGACTGTCTATACTGGGCTGATAGACAAAGCGGCGGCGCTCACAATTGTCGAAGATTGTTTCTTGAACCAAGGCATATAATTAAACAACTATTTGTTTTTTCAAGCGCCACAACTTTTATTTAATTTTGAATTGAAATTAATTTAATCTTAAAAAAAAATAACCTAAAAAATATGAACGGTTGTACAGTAGTAGAAATACCCAAAGTAGTAGCCGATTTTTGTAACCCTATTACAAATTTTGGACAAATTAAAAAAATCAGATTAGGGAACCAAGGGAACCCGTTCACTGATTGGACTCAATTAACCGAGTGGACAAACCGACTAGATAACACTGACGAGACGGAGGCGACTAAGATCAGAACGCTGCACGGAATAGGCAGCAAGCCGAAACCTGAGTCTGGGTCAGTTGCTATGTCCCTAGGTCGAACCCTCACTACATCTAAGACCCACACTATCACCTTTAAAGCCGATGAGGTAGGGGATGATAATTACGCCCTTTTAAAGTTCTTTGAGGACAACAACGGGCAGCAAGTGTCTTTATGGTATGAAGTAGGAAAGTTTCTATACGGAGGCAATCAAGGAATCACGGCAAGCATTTCAGCCGATGAGGTCACGCCTGAAAGTGAGGACGAGCTTCAGTATCACGAATACACGATTACCTTTTTAGGAGGGCATCCTGACAGGGTTTTAAACCCAATGGCCTAATTTCTTAATCTGTTAAAAAAGTAAATTCATGTTAATAGATAAGAATACAGAAGCCCTTTTAAAAGGCACGATAGCCGTAGACCCGAAGACAGGAAAGCACTATATAAGAGTGATTACCGAAGAAGGGCTAACGTTGGAAAATGCGGCCTCGACTAAATCGACTTTAACTTTTAGAACGCTTCTGAATAACTGTATAGTTTTAGATGAGAACGATAACCCTGCTATTAACTTAGCGGCTGTAAAGTTTGGAAAGACTATAACAGAAAAGAAGACAGAAGCAAAAAAAGAAAGTTTCGACGCAGAAACGAAGAGACAAAAGAAGTTGAATAAAGAGTATACCGACAGGAGAGACGCGAAGAAAAAAGCCGACAAAGAACAGGCCTAGGGAAAACATAATAGATAGTTTAATTGTTATTTAGAAAGCAACGAAGCCGCCAAAATCGAAAAAGAATCTTTGGCGGCTTTTCTTTAAAATCTACTTGAAAAATGAAAGATGTTTTATTAAGTTTCGGTGTCAGTCTAACCCTTGTTATTGCAGGGTGTGCGGGGGGCGTCATGGCGCTGGTTGTTGAAAAAAAAATAACCTTTTCAAAAGCGATAACCTTGATTATAGTCGGGGGTGTTACTGCCGGGTATATGACGCCGTTAGTTTGCAATTTCTTGAACCTAACCAACCCGCAATTGCAAGCCGGGGTCGCCTTCGGTATTGGTACTTCGGCGCTTGGTATTCTCGCTGGTCTTCAGACCTTGGCAAAAAGTAGATTAAAGTCGTTAAGCGTTTCTGATAACTCCTAAAATCTAAATGAATGTTAGCTTTAAATCTTGCCGTATTGATTGTGATTAGTGCTTCTATTTTGGTTCTGATAACTTACGTTTATAATAATGAAGAGGTACAAAAAAGATACCCACACCTGAACAGCGCATTGTTTCGCTTTCCTCTTCTGTCGTTGTGTGCGGGGCATCTTCTTAGAATTCCGAATTTATCTTTTTCGTGGGTGCAATTTGGAATAGACCTGAGTATAGGAATAATTCTTTTATGGCTTGTCTGGTTCCACATCGTTAGGTTGTGCAAGGGCATAAAATCTTTAAAATTATTCTAATGACAAACGTAAAGAGCTATAGTGACAAACAACTTTTAAAACGGGTCCAAGAAATCGGCGGGCGCATCCCCCGAAAGGGAAAATTTCTTCTTGTCGGTGTTCAAAGTCAAGAAGACGCATTTAATGAGTTCGACGACAAGTTTTATGTGTTCGACGGCCCTCACTTTAAGATGGTCACTTCAGGGACGACCAACGCTGGCGCGATGGCACTCAAAAGCTTTGACCTTCACAATTTACCCGGCGCCGCCGTTTGGAAGACAGACCAGTATTATAAAGACCTCTACAGAAGAGGATATCACAGGCCCAGCCGAAGAGGAGGAGGGATGCGGGCGCTAAGACAACAAAAACCTATTTACTTCTATAGAGATTCTGACCATGACGACCACAGCGATGAGAGAGGGGACCTTTTCCACGACATAATCTATGCTAATATGCACGGCGTAAGCTACGACCCTTTTTCTAATGCTGTCAAGGACGTAATAGGTGGCTGGTCTTTTGCCTGTCAAGTAATGAATAATATGACCGATTACCGAAACTGGATTAAAGCCGCTTGGAAAAGAGACAAGGCTGTCGATTATGTATTATTAAAAGAATTTTAATAAATATGTTAGGTAATATCAAAATACAAACTTTACTGGTTTATGTAATTCTCATATATTTACTGTTAAACTCATTTGGGTTAATCGGTAAATGGCTGGGCTGGGCGGACGACGGAATAAGGGTAGAAACGGTCAAAGAAGTACGCACGGACACCGTAAGAGTAATAACTGAAAAGGTTATAATCAAAGAGCCTGTAGTCACTCAGGAAACAAGACGCGTAGAAGTTCCCTTCGACACAGAAGAGTATTTACCACATGATTCGATAGAACTGTTACCGCTGCCTGAAAGCTTAAAAGAAGTTCTATCGTCGGATTCAATAGTTTTAGACTTACCTATTCGTGAATACTCCGATAGCATAGCTGTGGGGGACGCTGGACTAAAATACAAATTAAGAGTCGCGGGATTCCTTCAGCCCCACCCAAGATTTGAACTGTTCTACCCGGAAAAGTTCGAAACTACTACAATTACTGAAACTCAGATAAAAAATAGAATTTTTGACGTAATGGTCGGCGGGTCGGCTTTTGTACAACCCGGCACAGGCTACGAGTTCTCAGCCGCTTTTGTTACTAAACGTTGGATGTTAGACGCTGGGGTAGGACGGGTACAAGTACCAAACTTTCAAGACGAAAAAACCTTCCGAGTTGGAGCCAAGTTTCGTATTTTTGGCCGATGAAAAAAAGATTCGATAAAGTAGTTTCACTGGACCTAGAGACTACAGGATACTCAAGCAAAAAAGATAAAATCCTCGAAATAGGGGCTGTTCTATATGATCCTGTCACTTCTGACTCGACTTGCTTCTCTTCTTTAATCAAAGTTTCTAAAGTCCCCGGCCACATAACTGCCCTGACTGGAATATCAGCAGATATGTGCAAAGACGCCCTAAGCCTAAAGGATGCCGTTCTCGATTTTATGCTTTTTGTATTTCTTCAAAGTGACAGACCTCTTTTCGTAGGACACAATTTAGACTTCGATCAATCTTTCCTAAACCCAGAACTAAAAAGATACAGGACACCCCAGCCCATTACTAAATTTAACACGTGGGACACGATGCTACAAATGCGGGCAGAAATAGCAAAAAAGAAAACAAGAACCTTTGTACAGACCCAGCAGCAGGCGCGCACGTATAGAACTAAAGATAGCGTCAACCTAGGGGCCGCAGCGAAGCACTACAAAGTACCACACCTTGAGAACCACAGAGCCTTACCCGACGCCGAAACCACTTTACAAATATTTTTGAAGCAACTAAATAAAAGTCGATATAGATTATTCTAAAAACTTTTTATATATTTGTTTATAAATTATTTTAAAGTGAAAAAAATAGACCTACAGGGGCTTATGGCCGCGCACTCCGTTGACCCTAACGAGTTAGCTAAAAGACTCTTCCCAAAAGTTTCTCATCCTTACATGGCAATGTACAGAGTAATCAAAAATGAAAAATCTCTGTTGGACGAAATGCAAATCCGCTACCTTTCTAGCTTCCTAGACGTCCCTGTAGCTTCCCTCTTCTCTGATGATTGGGAACAAGTGCCCGCAGAAAAACCGGGTTACTTCGAAGTCATAAAAGGCGACTATAAAGCTGTCCTAAATCCTGAAACTGGGCACGTTAAATTATTAGGACCCGACTTGTACAATGAAGAGTATATAAGCCTAGGACCCTTAAACCTTAAAGACTATTTTAAATTTCTTAATAACAAATTTTTAAATATGAACATTAATTTTAATGTAGACGTATCGCAGCCTAAGGACGTTCAAGTGGCTATCGATATGCTTACTAAATTTTTAACAGGCAGCGGCAACGAAACTGTTACTGGGGACACTGAAGAGGATCCGCAGACTAAAACCTCAGCTAAGAAGAAAGCAGCAGCAGCAAGAAAGAAGAAAGCAGCGGAAACAGCTAAGGCCCCTTCTATCAAGTTAGACGATGTCAAAGCTAAGGTTATAGCTTTAGGCAAGTCAGACCCAGCGTCAAAGCCTAAAATGAAGGCTAAATTAGCAGAGTTGGGGGGCGAGGGAACTAGGACCAGCACCCTAGAGGCTGAGCACTACCCTGCTTTCATGGACTTCTTAACTGCGCTTGAAAGTGAAGAAGAAGAGGTCTAAATCTCAGACTTTAACTCCGTCAAGTGCGGACCGTTGGTTGAACTGTTCTAAGTCTCGTTACTTGGAACACCTTTTACCTAAAAGTCAGTCCTCCTACTCCAAGGAAGGCGACGCGGCCCACCACTTGGCGGAGTTATTGTTAAATCGCCACTTTGAACCCTTGAGGGGGCCTTTTATAAATAAAGCCCTTAAGAAGTTTAAAAAGCAAAATGAATTTTATCTAGCGTCGCCTAAAGGCATGGACGCCCAGATAGAAAAGTACACATCCTTTGTAATAGAAGAGTTTACCGAAGTTCTCAGCCTCGACGCAAAAGCCACGATTACGATTGAAGACGAAGTAGACCTATCTCGATACAATATAAAGAACTCAGGAAAGATTGATGCGTTGATAGTCGGCAATCGAAAGTTAACAATCATAGATCTAAAATATGGTAAGGGCTTTCAGGTTGCCGCCGAAGACAATGCACAGCTTAAGGTATACGCTTTAGGGGCAATAGATAAATACGAATTAATACACGATTTCGATACGGTAGACCTAATCATATACCAGCCCCGGTTAAACTGGATTTCTTCAGATAGTTGGGACGTTGGCGAGTTGCTTGACTGGGGGCAACACGAAGTATTACCAAAAAGTAAAATAGCCTTAACCGATAAAGGGGAAACCTTAGCGGGCGACTGGTGTAAATGGTGTTCGGCAAAAAGCAGATGTAGAGCTTTTACGGCTAAATTTACAAAGAATATAGATTTGATTGGCAGGGACATCGACTTACTGTCTGATGACGAGCTAGAAACGCTTTTCAATATGATCCCCCTTTTCAATAGCTGGGCGGGAACGATTAAAGCGTATATGCTTAATGAAGCCCTAAACGGTAGAGACTGGGAAACACTTAAAGTCGTAAACGGTACAGGTCGGCGCGCATGGTCTGACGAAGACGAGGTAAAAAAAGTACTCACCGAAGAGGGCTTTAAAATCGAAGAGATAACAAATACAAAGTTAAAAGGTATTGGGGACATAACCGATATGTTTAGCGTGGATAGAGGTAAAGAAATCTTAGAGCCGCTTATCTTAAAAGGACTTGGCGGACCTAAGCTTGTGCCCCTATCCGACCCCAGACCAGAAAAAGGCAGAAAAGAAGCTAAGGACGATTTTAACGACGGAAGTTTTGATTAATTTTTATAAACTATTAACAAATAATTTAATGAGTAAAACTAAATTAATAATTGGCAGACCGGGACACCTTGTGCGGTTTTCTTATGCTCACGTTCACGAACCGAAAGCAGTTAACGAGGGCGACGATAAAAAGTATAGTGTGTCTCTTATTATCAGTAAGGACGACACTAAAATGATAGCTAAAATAAAAGCAGCTATCAAAGCGGCAACTGAGCTAGGCAAGTCGTCTAAATGGGGCGGTAAAGTGCCTAAAAACCTAAAAACCCCATTGCGCGACGGCGACGAAGACCGTGAGGACGAGGAAGCTTACGAGGACGCTTATTTTATCAATGCTAACTCCAAAACTAAACCCGGTTTAGTAGATAAGGATTTAGATGAAATCATGGACAAAGAAGAGTTTTATAGTGGGTGCTTTGGCCGAGCATCTGTTAACTTCTATCCTTATGACACGGGAACCTCAAAAGGCATCGCTTGTGGACTAAATCACCTCCAGAAGATTAAAGACGGGGACCCTCTGGGCGGCGTTATCGGTTCTGCGGCTGAACATTTCGCAGATGACAATGACTTCGACGACGAAGACGAAGACGACATCTAAACATATTAGATTTTTTGTAATATCAATTTTAAAGACTACTTTTGTCAGTGACGGAAGTAGTCTTTTTAGTTTTAGTAACCGCAACACACAAAAAATTTGATACTTCACATTGATATTGAAACGTTTTCAAGCGTTGACATCCGAACCGCTGGGGCTTACAAGTACGCGGACTCTCTCGACTTCGAAATCTTAATGGTAGCCTATGCCTACGACGACAATCCTGTCCAAATCGTAGATCTCGCACAAGGGGAGAAAATCCCCCAGGATCTCTTAGCAGATTTGACAGCCCCCGATGTAAAGAAATACGCACACAATGCAAACTTTGAAAGGACTTGTTTTAAAGCCTACGGTATCGACATTCCCGTAGAACAAATCCACTGTACTGCGGTGCTGTCATCATACTGTGGTTTGCCTATTGCGCTGGCTGGTGTTTCTGGTGCTCTAAATCTTGGCGACAAGGCAAAGGACAAAGCGGGTAAAGCCTTAATTCGTTATTTCTGCATACCGTGTAAGCCGACTAAAACTAACGGCGGCCGCTATCGAAATTTTCCTAAGCACGACTTAGAAAAATGGAATCAGTTTTTAGACTACTGTATTCAAGATGTTGTTGCAGAAAGGGAAGTCCACAAGAGACTAGAACGTTACGAGATACCAGATTTTGAAAGAAGAAATTACATAGTTGACCAAGTGATTAATGACCGAGGCGTCGGCATAGACATCGGCTTCGCCAATACAATGGTAGACCTCTACACTAGGCACACCGAAATGTTGAAAAACAAGATTAAGGAAATAACTAAACTAGAAAACCCAAACAGCCCCGCCCAGCTTAAAAAGTGGATGAGTGCCCAGCTAGGAAAAGAAATTAAATCAATAGCTAAGGATAAAATTAAAGCCCTTTTAAAAAAGCAAGACGCGGGGCCTGTTCGGGAAGTTTTAGAGCTTCGGGCAGATATGGCTAAGACATCTTCCAAGAAATACAAAGCGATGCAAGATTGTATTTTAGGCGACGACAGGGGGCGCGGATTTGTGAGATTCTACGGTGCTAAAACAGGCCGTTGGGCGGGGCGCTTGGTCCAGATACAAAACTTGCCACGAAATAAATTCGAATGTATTGACGAGCTTAGAGGACTCTATAAAAGCGGCGACCGGGATTTAATCTATCTTGTGGGGGACGTATCGAACACAATTTCCCAACTGGTTAGGACTGCTTTTGTGCCTCAAAAGGACAACGCCTTTGTAATATCTGATTTCTCAGCGATTGAAGCCCGTGTCATTGCTTGGGTGTCTGGCGAACAATGGAGGCTCGAAATATTTAAAACTCACGGTAAGATATATGAGGCTTCAGCGAGTATGATGTTTAAAGTTCCCATAGAAGAGGTTACGAAAGGTTCGGACCTCAGAGCTAAAGGAAAAATAGCAGAATTGGCGCTAGGCTATCAAGGGGCGGTAGGCGCACTTAAGCAGATGGACACAAAGAAGAGTTTAGAAGAGTCCGAAATGAAAGGGATTGTCAAAATGTGGCGCGAGGCAAACCCAAACATAGTAGCCCTTTGGGAATCTTTAAACCTTGCCGCAGTAACAGCGATTAAGAGAAAACGAAAAGTTACTTTAAAAAATAAATTAGTTTCTTTCGAGTACGACGGCACCTTATTAAAAATGTGGCTGCCTTCGGGCCGACACTTGAGCTATTGGGGCGCTGAGCTTTTCGAAAAAATAACCCTGCACAACGGGCGTGAGTGGAGAAGGGAAGCTGTAAGATTTAAAGGCATAGACCAGAAGACTCGGCAATGGGGCTGGATTGATACTTACGGCGGAAAGCTAACAGAGAATCTAATACAGGCAATCGCTAGGGACTTATTGGCTGATTGTATGGACCGATTAGAGCGCATAGGCTATAAAATCGTCATGCACGTACACGATGAGGTTATTATCGAGATTCCAGAAGTAGAGGCCGCCGACTGTCTCAGTACAGTTGAGGACCTTATGAGTCGCCCGCCTTTATGGGCTGAAGGTTTGCCCCTTGGCGGTGACGGTTTCATATCTAAATACTACCAGAAAGACTAATGCAGCACGACGGTAAAATAGACATTGCAACAGGGATGAGCGCCCGTTCCAAAACGTGGAAAAATAAAACTGTGTCTTGGTCTAAGATAGTCGCCAAGCTATCAGAAGAAAACAAGACTAACGAAACCTACAAAGAGTATTTAAGATCGCACAAGGACGACAGATTAAAAATTAAAGACGTCGGCGGGTACGTCGGCGGGTACCTTAGAAACGGTAGGCGTAAACCTGAAAACGTAATACATAGACAACTGATAACCTTAGATGTCGATTTCGGGCATATGGACTTTTGGGAAGACTTCACAGAAATATATCATAATGCCGCTGTTGTCCATGCAACCCACACCCACAGCCCAGAAAATCCGAAATTTCGTTTAATCATGCCGCTAGATAGGGAAGTGACCCCCGACGAATACGTAGCCATAAGCAGAAGAGTTGCGGGCAATCTGGGAATTGACCTTTTTGACAACACCGGGTTTCAGCCCTACCGCTTGATGTTCTGGCCTTCCAACAGTATAGACATAGAATACTACTATCGGACACAAGACGGCCCCTTTTTAGAAGCTGACGAAGTTTTAGAAAGTTACATAGACTGGCGAGACTCTAGCTTGTGGCCTACTTCCAAAGACCACTTCGACAACGTAGACAAAATAACGAAGAAGCAAGAAGACCCGCGAGATAAGCGCGGAATAATCGGGGCTTTTTGTCGTACTTATGGAATCTCTGAAGCTATCGAAACTTTACTAGCCGACCACTACACCCAAGCCACTGAGGGGCGCTACACATACGTTAAGGGGTCAACCGCTGCGGGCCTTGTAATCTATGACGACCTTTTCGCCTATTCCCATCACGGCACAGACCCTATTTCTTCTAAACTTTGTAATGCTTTTGATTTAGTAAGAATTCACCTTTACGGGCACTTAGACACGGGTACAAGTACCAACGACGTTACTAAGATGAAGAGCTTTAAAAGTATGGAAGAGTTCGCCCGCAACGACAAAGCAGTAAAAAGGACTATAGCTGAAGAAAGCCTAACAGAATCGAAGTATGATTTTGCTGAAGAGTACGAAGGGCAATTTAACTGGGAAGACGAGGATATGAGCTGGACCGAAGAGCTAGAAGTCGATGGGAAAGGTTCGTATCTTTCTACAGCACATAACCTTAATACGGTGTTTGCTCACGACCCAAGACTAAAAGGTCTTTTCAGGTATAACGCCTTCGACGGTAAAAAATATCTTTTCGGTTCTGTTCCTTGGCGGAATGTCGAAGAAGCCCCGACTCCGATTAAAGATGTTGACTTCAGCGGACTAAGAAACTATATTGAATGTATTTATGGTATCGTAGGGTCGCAGAAAATAGAGGACGCTATTAAATTGGAATTTGAAAAAAGGGCGTACCATCCTGTACGCGAATATCTTAATAGCTTAGAGTGGGACGGTGAAGCAAGATTAGAAGAAATGCCGATAACTTATTTAGGTTCTGAAGACTCCACATACACAAGGACGGCTTTTAGAAAAACTTTAGTCGGTGCAGTGGCGCGAGTAATGCGCCCCGGTGTAAAATTCGATTTGGTTTTAACTCTGGTTGGTCCGCAGGGAATAGGAAAGAGTACAGTGTTTGATAAGCTTGCGGGTCCTTGGTTTAGTGACTCTTTTATGACCGTGCAGGGTACGCGAGCTTTTGAACAACTGCAAGGCGCTTGGATTATGGAAATCGCCGAACTGTCCGCACTGAAAAAAGCTGAAGTAGAAGCGACAAAGCACTTTATAACAAAACGTGAAGATACCTTCAGACCAGCATACGGCCGAGTGTCAGAAACATTTAAAAGGCAATGTATTTTTATAGGTACGACCAACAATAGAAACTTTTTAATTGACCCGACAGGAAACCGCCGTTTTGTGCCCTTGGACGTCCGCCCCAGACATATAAAAAAATCCATTCACGACATAGATAAAGGCGAAGTCGGCCAAATCTGGGCGGAGGCCGTCCACTACTACGAGAACAACGAAACTTTATACTTTGACAATGCTATGGAGGTCTTGTCTAAGCAAGAACAGAAATTGCACTTTAAAATTGATTCACGCTTAGGCATGATAGAAAACTACCTAAATACGAAACTGCCAAGCAATTGGAACGGTATTGACCTAGACGCCCGAAAGATGTTTTTAAACGAGGCCAAAGAGCCCGAAGAGGGCTTCTATCGTGAGGCGGTTTGTATAGCTGAAATATGGACCGAGTGCCTAGGAAAAAACCCGGCGGACATGGACAGATACAAAACTAGGGACCTTAACGAGATAATGAAAACGCTAGAAGATTGGGAACAGATAAAGAGCACAAAAAACTTTCCTATTTACGGAAAACAAAAATATTATTTACGTATAATTTAAAACTATTCTAAAATGAAAATTAAGCAGTTTAAAGAAGCGAATATTAAAATAGCTGAAGACCAACCAGAATTTGAAACGGTCCCGGCATACGCTAACAACGACGACGGGTCCGTCCTTTTCGGGTTCGACCTAAACGACGAAGAAATAGAAAACTTGACAATAGATAAAACTGTTTGGATTAAGCTCTTAACTGGGGGCGCTCCGATGCAGCCTATCGCTCTATCTGTTTTATTTGAAGATCTATTTAATAAGTCCACAGGCAAGCTACCTGAAAACTTTACTAATGTAATTAAGCCTAACGACCTAGCTCGAATCATGCATGCTTGGGCGGACCTTAAAGGCGTAAACGGTGCAATAGAGGACGCAGCAGCAAAGCTTGACGTTAAGACGTTCCCTTATGCTAGGCTACAGAAGAAATACGGACTTACTTCTATGAGTCACTCCTACTGGTTCGCTTTGTGTTACTTCATTGACTTGGGGGTCGAGGCTTCTAAGAGTAGAATAATAACGTAAAAATATACTTCCGGGCTTGTCCCTTAAGTTGCGGTTGTCGTCGTGCCTGAAAGTAGGCGCGGCGGCATTATTTAAACCTTCAGAATGCTAGAAAAAGAAATTGAAAAACACCTAAGAAAAAAGGTAAAAGCTGAGGGCGGCGAATGCTTTAAATTAGTTGGTACCTTTAAAGCTGGAATTCCTGACAGGCTCGTAATTTTACCCGGTGGAATAGTGGTATTTGTAGAATTGAAAGCACCGGGAAAAAAAGCGCGAAGACTCCAAGAAATAATGCACCATAGATTAAAAAAATTAGGGGCTTTGGTGGCAGTGCTGGACTCTAAAACCGCTGTAAATAAATTCATAGACGATGCTAAAAAGAAATAATCTCCACAACTATCAAGAAGCTGGGGTAACTCACATAATTGACGTGCCTAAATCGGGACTTTTCCTTGATATGGGTCTAGGTAAGACCGTTACTACACTGACCGCGACAAACTCGCTTATGTATGAGGAACTAGACGTTATGAACGCGCTCGTTATAGGCCCGCGCCGAGTTGTTGAAAGTGTTTGGAAGCAAGAAGCCGAAAAGTGGAAACACTTAAAGCACCTTACTTTTAGCCGCATAATCGGAAATGTCAAACAGCGTAAAGTCGCTATAACTGAAAAGGCCGACATACATTTAATCAGTCGGGATAATATTGCTTGGTTGTGTGGGCAGTACGGCGGTTCAATGCTTCCTTGGGATATGCTTATAATAGATGAAAGTTCCAGCTTTAAAAATCACAAATCACAAAGATTTAAAGCCCTCAGAAAAGTAATTCCTAGTTTCTCGCGGGTGGTAATACTGACGGGAACGCCCGCGCCTAATTCATTGCTAGACCTTTGGTCCCAAATCTATCTACTTGACAGGGGCGAACGTCTGGAAAAATTCATAACGCGGTACAGGCAAAGATTCTTTTCGAGAGACTACAACGGCTTCAGCTATTCGCTTAACAAGAACGTCGAAGGTGTCATCTATGATAAGATAAGTGATATTGTCATATCTATGAAAGCCGAGGACTATTTAGAGCTTCCCGAAAGAATCGACAATTATATTGATGTCTCCTTCGATGCTGCTTTACGAAAAAAATACACTGATTTTGAAAGGGAAAGCGTATTGCAGTTACTGGAAGAGGCGGACAATGAGAACGACATCACGGCAGCTAATGCGGCGGCCCTCAGTAATAAATTACTACAGTTTTCAAACGGGGCGGTGTACGACGCCGACAAGAACGCCCACACCATGCACGACCTGAAGATAGAAGCCTGTAAAGAACTGGTCGAAGCCGCCCAAGGAAAACCTGTTTTAATTGCTTGGACTTTTAGACACGACCTGAAGAGGCTTTTAGTAGCTCTGAAGGCTCACAAGCCGCAGACGCTTAAGAACGACCAGACTGTCAAGGATTGGAACGAAGGTAAAATAAAAGTGCTTCTGATGCACCCTGCAAGCGGCGGACACGGCCTTAACCTTCAGGACGGGGGAAGCACTGTTATCTGGTTCGGTTTAAATTGGAGCTTAGAGCTTTATCAGCAATTTAATGCGAGACTGCACAGACAAGGACAAAAGCAAGCTACTGTAGTAAATCATATTCTAGTAAAGGACACAATAGACGAAGATGTAAAGGCCGCTTTAGCTAGAAAAGAGAATACCCAAAATAGTTTAATGACTGCGGTAAAAGCGAGAATAAAGAAATATTATAAAAAATAGTTGTATATTTACTTCGGTACTAGTACCATTTAACCAAAAAATTATACAATATGCCCCCTTCTGAATACGCTTTTGACTTCGACGAAATGACTTGTTTTAGAGATGGTATTTATTTCGGAAAAATCACAAGGATACAGACCTTAGTACTTCCTTTCTTTGTCGAAGTAGAGACTGCTCTGAAGCGTAACAGCAATGTCGTTGTTTACGAAAATGTAAGATTTGACTTAAACATAAGCTATGCCGAACACTAAGCAAAAATACAGAACTCAAATAGCTGACACCCACATAGCTTTTTTTTCGCGGGAATACAACAAACAAGTGCATTTCTATAGTGAAAAATACAAAATGAACGACAGCGCCTATCTAAAAAATAAAATAGAAAAGGTGTCCGCTTTTAAGCTAGGCGATAGAATGTTTTTAGGCGCGCCTGAAGAGTGGATAAAAGCCTATCAGAAGACACAACCGAGAGTCCCTTTTATTGATTGGATGAAACGGCAGAGTATAGGACTATTTCAACTGCAAAAATGAAGCAAGCAAACATAACTATAGAAACGGATAAAGCGGTGTACAAGTGTACGCCTGTAGTGACAGGAAAAAGCAGATACATGGTATTCTTTAAACCTCATGAGTCTACCGTCACGGGCTATTTATTTTTTGATAATTCCGCGCCGACTTATATAGTTCAATGGCTTTTAGAATTCGACAAAACAACAATATTCATATGAAAAATAAAAACGAACGTCCTCAAATTTCAGTTCCTTCTATCGGATGCAGCTTAAATCGTACGAAAGCGGAAATATATGTGGATTTAGAAAACTACGAACTGTTCACAAATAGAGATAGATACGGATTTATTCTGGACGTCTATTCGGCAGAAAAAGCCCCCGATACCCTACGTTTAAAAGTTCTTAGATACAGCACGAACAAATACATAAACGGGGCCATTACTACTGTGTTAATCCCTAAAAAGTCACTAGCATGAAAAGAGCCTTTAAAGATTTTTTCTACGGCAACGGCGCCCTAAGATTAAGCAAGAAAAACAGACACCGACTAGACCAAATTTCGTCAGTACTAGAAGAGTACGTCGAAGACGGGTTCACCTTAACACTACGACAGCTGTATTATCAGCTTGTCAGTAGGGATATAATACCCAACAACAAAGGCGAGTATAAAAAGCTGTCTGTACTGCTCACTAAAGCCCGTTTAGGCGGCGTTATAGACTGGTCGGCCATAGAAGACCGCGTAAGGACTCCAAAGTTACCACACTGGGTTAAAGACCCGACAGACGCGATACAGGAAACGATAGACCAATATCGACTAAATCGTATGAAGGGACAAGAACAAAGAATTGAAATTTGGGTAGAAAAAGACGCCTTAAGCGGTATCCTTTATCGAGTTAGTTCTAAGTACCATGTTAGACTAATGGTTAACCGAGGTTACAGTTCTGCTACTGCGATGTATAGGGCATCTAATCGACTACAAGACGGCGACGTAATTCTCTATTTTGGGGACCACGACCCCAGCGGTCTAGATATGCTAAGGGACATAAAATCGAGGCTGCAAGATTTTGAAAAAGATGTCGAAGTAGTGCCTGTAGCTTTGACCATGAAACAAATTAAAAAGTATAATACACCCCCCAACCCGGCAAAAGAAGACGACCCGCGCGCTGAGTGGTACATAAAAGAATTTGGCGACACTTCATGGGAACTAGACGCCCTTACGCCTCAAGTGCTTATGGACCTAGCAGAAAGCGAGGTATTAAAGCGGATAGATTTAGAGAAATACGAAGCTATCGTTAAACAAGAAGGAAAGGACAGAAACCAAATAGAAGGACTCCACACCCTTATAGAAAACGAGGTTGATCCCGCAGACCTGAAAAAGGCAATAGCCGGGATAAACATCTGGACGAACAAAAAATTTATGAAGCTTTCAGAAGAGGAACAAAAAGTGCGCCTAGATTATGTTAACCAGATTGACGCCGTGACAGGTTTTGAACTCCTAATTGACATCTATAACAGCTACGACGTAGACGAACTAGAAAACCTCAGAAACGTCAAGCGATGAGAAATACCCGCACATTTTAATCGACCAACTCTTAGAAAAATGAGAATCGCAGTAATTGATAATAATGATCCTAGATACTTATCTTATCTTGGTATCTACCTACTGGCTAAAACTAAAGAAGGTCCGTTTGTTGGTTTTCATGGGATAACACAAAGGAGCTTTCTTAAAAACAAAGGTCGAGAGCCTTTTGAAAAGTGCATAGGAAAACATTTTCCCGGCTATCGTTACGGGCAGCTAATGACAGAAACACAAGAAGCAGAAATGAAAAAAGTAATAACAAAATATGCCTGATTTTATAAACGTGATAAGCCTCTTTGACGGTAAAAGCTGCGGGCAAATTGCTTTAGAGCGGGCTGGTGTTCAAGTAGGCACGTACTATTCGAGTGAGATTGACAAAAAGGCCACCTTCATAGCCAATAAAAACTACCCCTGCACCATTCAACTCGGGGACGTCTTGAACTGGAAGGACTGGGACATTGACTGGTCTAGCATAGACCTTTTAATCGGTGGAAGCCCCTGCCAAGGTTTTTCAGTAGCGGGAAACGGGCTAAATTTCAAACATGAAAAGTCGAAACTGTTTTTCGTATTCCTTGACATCTTAGAGCACGTTAAAAAGGAAAATCCCGGCGTCGTGTTCCTCTTAGAAAATGTAAAAATGCGAAAAGACTGGGCCGATGTAATTACTGACTTTATGGGGGTCACTCCAATTGAAATAAACAGCGCTTTGGTTTCAGCCCAGAACCGTCGCCGCTTGTACTGGACTAACTTAACCGGGATTAAACAACCTGAAGACAAAGGCATAAAATTAAAAGACGTTCTACAAGATTCAAAAGGGCTGGCGGAATCTATAATGTGTGAAGGGTGGCATAAGTGGTGGGACCGAAACTGGCAGACAAGAACAGCAAAGCGGTACAGTGTCCTAGACCCTGAAAAGGCTATCTGCCTTTTAGCTCGACACTATGCAAACTGGGACGGCAATTTTGTAACTCTCGATTTAGAAAAATACTTTTCAGAAACTGAAGAGCCTTTAGTCTTCCGTGCTCGAAATCGTAAGAAGGTTTATATTTCCGAAGACGACATCAAAAGCGCTAGAACTTTTTATGAAACTAGAACAGAGCTAGGGAAGGCAGCACGAAAACAGGCCCGCATTGAAGGCAAAGGGGACACCACGCCAAGAGGCCCAGAACATAAAAAATATGTTGCCTCTGTACACGAAAAAGCTAACTGTGTCTTAGCTACCCGAAGCTTTTTAGATTGTGTAATTGATAACAATAAAATCCTAAGACAGCTCACTCCTATAGAATGCGAGAGGCTTCAGAACGTACCAGACAACTATACGAGCGGTGTTTCTAATTCTGCCCGTTATAAAATGCTTGGCAACGGATGGACAGTGGACGTCATAGCTCACTTTTTTGAAGACTTAGAACAACAAATTAAAGACAGACAATTAGTAAAAGAATTATTATGATTAGTCCAGATTTCAAGATTGACAAATTTATAGAAGAGTTGTTGGGGTCTTGCTTGTCTTTAGACGTAGCCCTAAGCCGTTTTGATATGGACTACAGCGACCTAACAGAAGAGCACAACGCAGCAATAGATAACGAAATTTTTCTATGTTCAGACTGTGACTGGTGGTGTGAATTACCAGAAATGTCTGAGGACGGCCTTTGTGAGAGTTGCAAAGAAGCACAAGAAGACAGCGACCGACTTTGCGAAGATATCAAAAAGGTCGAAGAGAATGTAATCGAGGGACGTTGAGAAAGTCGCGAACAAAAGAACAAGAAGCAGAAATGAAAAAAGTAATAACAAAGCCTCTTTATAGTTATGATCTACGTTGATAATTTCGACCACCCATACAGAGGTATGTTGATGTCTCATATGATAGCAGACACGACAGAAGAGCTTTTAGAAATGGTAGACCGCATAGGCGTAAAACGTAAATGGATACAAGACGCGGGTACATGTCGAGAGCACTTTGATATTAGTAAGCCTAAAAAAGAATTAGCCATAAAAAACGGGGCCGTATTGGTCCACTTCAGAACTTTATCAAATATTACAAATTTCAAAGAAATGACAGCTGAGATAATCAGAAACAAAAATCCCGAACTTTGGAAAGCCTTAAAAACCTTTGCAGATGCGAGAGGCGTCACAGGGCTGGACCAATACACAATTTTCAACAAGTGGTCTATAGTAGAACTCTATTTTTTAGAGCACGGTTTATTTATAGACTTTGAGCCTGTTTTTGATGGTACTAATAAAGTCAAGTTTACCGGGAAGATTTACAACCTAAAAGGACAAGCTCTTTATAAGAAAGACTGGGCGCAACCTAAGCCAAAGACCCGTATTGATTTATTATTTTTTGCTTTTAAATTGACTAACGAAAACAAGAAAGATGCTGACGAACAAATTGAAGGTTTTGACGACCTCCTATAAACCGTTTTTAGATTCTGCCGGGCGCTCTATTAGAATGGTGGGCGCTTATACCCTGTTGGCCTGTTTGGTCCTTCAGTTAGGCAGTTTTGCATATTACAAAATTAGTATGTACTGGCTGACAACTGAAGAGGCGGTAGTCGATAACAAATATTTGATTATATTTATCATCTTTAATGCTGTAGCGGCTTGGATAATGATACCGAAGCCCGAAGAAGTTTTAAAGATTGACACAAGCGCCCCGGTAGATGGTTATTTAGAAGTAAGCGCCGCGCCTTCAGGTAAGTATGATAAATACTACAAGCAAGCTAAAGAGATACAGGAACGGGCAAGAATCGCAGCATTGAAAGAAAATAACAGTACTAGTACCTATGACCCATATATTGCAGTAGCAAAAGAAAAGTATAATCTGAGTGATGACGATTTAGATCTATTAGAAATCCTATGAGTTTTTTATTAGTAATTCTCGGTTTTGGTTAAACCATTGTTTGCCCCCGGCCCTTCAGCAAGGCGCGGGGGTTTTTTAATTATAACAAGTCGTCTAAATCCTTCTGGACCTTATAAAATAAAAAGTCTATCAACAGGGTCCACACTTGGGACCTTTTGTCTTTTGGGCCTGTGTGATAGACCGCCAATCCTTCAAGGTCGTAGACAGCTCCAAAGAATACAATCGCATCTATTCCAGAAGCATATTTAGGTGTGACGCTGGGGACTAGATTTTCTAACTTGAAAAGATCGTCTATTCCGTCATGGAAGGCAGTATCATCTATCAGAAAATCTAGTCCGCTGACGTTGCCTATCAATTGCGCCCACGCGTCTGGGTAATCTCTTTTAAGCGTGTTCATGGTATTCTATTTCAGACAGCCATAAAATACGTTCCTGTGAAATTCTACGTCCTGACACCTTGTCGAAAGTAGCGACGTACACTTGATAGTTTCCAAAGCCTGTAGGTAGCAAGGTGTCAGGCGCATATTCTACTTTAGTGACTACCGTTTGCCGATTAGGTAACAGGGGCAGTAAGGTGCCTTCTTTTAAAGGCAGTTCGCGAGACTTTCTAAATCGCAATTGATCGTATTCGAATTTAGCTTTCTGGTACGCCTCCCGTGCGACGTTTATGTCTTCGGGGCAGTCCTCGAAAGTAGAATTCATTCTCTTAATGATAGAAACGACTGTCGGGTTAAACTTCTTAGTTTTCATAATTGTAATTTTTTACTTTCTTGGTTATAGTTTTTTTTGAGTGAGTAGAGGTTATGCGCTCTTTAGTTTCTGAATTCAAAAAACTTTTAGCTTTTCTGATTGCACCATCCATGTTCTTAGAAGCGACAGTTATCACTATAGCTGATGCCCTTCTTGAGACAAAGAATTTTATTCTGTAGATATTCATTTAATTTAATTGTTAAAGTAATTTTAATCTAATATTCCGCTTTTGCGCCGCCTGTTCGAATTCCCGCCGGGACACTTCGCGATTTAGCTTGTGTACAAAAACGGTTTTTTCTATTCTATTATCGGCTAAGAAAGTTTGATAGTAGAACGTCTGTAAGTCGGTGTTTGTTAGCGACTGCATTTCGTCGCGTTTTACATTTTCGTGCATGATTTATTTAGTTGATTTGTTAGCTCTTCATTTATTCTTTGCCACACGGTAAAACTCAAGTTATGCAAAACTGACCCGTCCTCTATAGAATGGGCGAACATTAACGCTTCGTCTAAAGCTTTTTCTTTTTCTTCAAAAGTTACATGCGGCGCATATTCGTCTTCCTCTCTTATCGAGTTGGCGTTGGCCCTCCAATCCTGCGCGACAGTAAGAAGAGCGAACTTTAACCTTTTTCCTTTTACTTTTTCCCCTTTTGAGGTCTTGAATGTGTTTATCATACTTCAAAAATAGTTTAAATACTCCATTAAACCAAAAGAAATTTAAAGAAAAGATTAAAAAGCTTTTAAATAGTGCGCCTGATTGCGTAAACAATAAACAATAAAATCTCGCATTGTTTACGCTATTGTTTACGTCCTAAGCCCCCGTAGTTATTAGGTTTAAGAAGATTGTAAACAATGTAAACAATACTTTTGTATAATTAGAAATAAATGACAGAAATAGAAAAAGGCGTTTTATATAATATCGTATAGTACTTATAGGGAATTTATTGTTTCTATTGTTTACGCAGGTGTATTTTTATGCGTAAGTGCCTGAGAGTCATATAGTTGTAACGTAAACAATAGCGTAAACAATCATTGTTTCTAAGAATTGCGGAATGTGTAGGCTTTTTAAAGTATTTTTGGTGTTAAATATTAAAGATATGACAAGGGAAGAAATAGCATTAAGATTAGATGAGCTTCAAGAAGAGCTAAACGATAAGCAACAAGCTTTTTGCCGTAATTATGTTGTGAACTATAACGGTACGCAAGCGGCAACAAAGGCGGGGTACTCTGCAAATACCGCTCGTTCCTTAGCTTCTCAATTATTAACTAAACTAAACATTAAAGAATTTGTAAACCTTTTGAAGCTTCAGCAGCGCGATAGGTTAGAAGTTAGCGCAGATAAGGTCGTTAAAGAATTTGCAAAGATAGCTTTTCAAGACCCGCGCGACATATTCGAAGAACAGGCAGACGGTAGCCTGAAAATGAAAAGCTTTGAAGATATGGAGTACCCGGAAGTTATAAGCGAAGTAGTTATAGAAGAACTGAAGGACAGGGAAGGGGAATTATACGGGTATCTTAAGAAGATTAAGACTAGCGATAAACTCGCCGCGCTTAATGGCCTAGCGAAGCACTACGCTTTATATACTACGAACGTCGATATTACCAGCGGCGGTAAGCCTATCGAGTCAGTCCCGCAAAAAATAGTTAAGGTTGTGATTAACCACCGGGCAGCGGGCGACGCTCTTAACCCTAAGATAGAAATAGCAAGCGAAGACCTAACCGGGGCAGACGCTCAGGAAGTTAGCGACGAACTCGACGAAGATTTAAACGATTTATTGTGAGGTTGAGAATATTGGTAGCTTGTGAAGAGTCCCAAGCGGTAACTAAAGAACTGCGTAAGCTAGGACACGAAGCGTATAGCTGTGACATTCTTTCCTGTTCTGGGGGGCATCCTGAATGGCATTTAAAACAAGATGTAACAGAAGTATTAAAAGAATATTGGGATTTAATAATAGCTTTTCCGCCTTGTACCTATTTAAGTAACGCCGCAGCTTGTCGGCTCTATCCCGTAAAAGGCCAGCTGGACACTAAGAGATACGCTAAAGGTTTAGAGGCTAAACGTTTTTTCATGCTTCTGTTAACTGCTAACTGTGATTTTATTGCAATTGAAAACCCGGTATCCTCTTTAGTTTTTAACATGCCTAAACACACGCAACAAATTGAGCCTTTTCACTTTGGGCATCCGTATTCTAAAAAAACAAGGCTGTGGCTGAAAAACTTGCCTTTACTTAAAGCTACTAACATAGTGGAAAAAACAGGCACTTATTTACCTAGCGGGACCAGTAAGAACAAGGGAACGACTAAGAATAAAAACACAGTGCATAAGTCGGCTAAGCTAAGGTCTAAAACTTTTCCCGGAATTGCTAAAGCTATGGCCCAGCAATGGTCAGAACACGTTCTTTACTTTAAAGACCTTATATAGCAAGTTTGCAGGGTTTTCGTTAAAAAATGCGAAGGCGAAGCCCGTTTTCAGTTAGTGTGTGACCTACTGTCTGAGGTGCATAATAAGGGAACGCTTAGCGCGCACAAAGCCAAAAGGAAAATACATGACGAGCAAGAATAATTTTTACTATATTTGATTTAATAACTAAACTATTTCTAACATGAAAGACATACACTACTTGTCTATTTTTCCGCCTCAAAGCAAGATTCCAGACCCTGAAGGCTCGGGAAAACTTCTGACCGTAACCAATGACATAGTAGCAACTTTTCGGATGACTGATATTTTCTACGGCGACGTTAAGTACAGCAGAGCGCCGAATGGTACGCGAGTTCTGGACCTAACTAGTTTGATCGACCTGACACCCGACACAAAAGATATCCCGGTAGGTGTTCAGATGCGAGTAATGGCCTGTGACCTTACCGCGCCGATGCTGCCTGTCGAATTCAGGTACAAGCAAGTGCATTACAGAGGCGTCTGGGTCAAAGCTGAAGATTTATTCTTCGTCTCAGGCATAGAGCGACACAGAACTATTTTTGAGTTGACAGATCAAGAAAAGGAAGCAAAAAGAGTATAACTTTGGAGTAAATTGACATTAGTATAATTTGTTTTGGTGGTCTCCGTTGGACGTTATGAACCCAGCGGGGCCATTAAAAAAAACTAAAAGAATGAGCAGACCGAAATATCCAAGAAGAAATAGACCTAATTGGCTGGGGAACTTAGAAAAGATACTAGGGCTAGTAGTGCTGGGCGCTGTAGTTTATCTGGTGTACACCTACATCATTAAACTGGTACTAGACCCGGTGTTGATACTTTACCTCTTCTTAGCTTTTTCCTTGTGGTTTAAAAAATGACTAAAAAATAGTTTTCTTAGTAGACCCTTTGAGAACGGACCAGCCCTTTGAGACCGGGCAGAACCGAAGCCCTTCAGTTAATTCTGAGGGGTTTTTTTTTTAATATATTTCTTAATCAAAATAATCAAATGAACCTATTAAAGCTATTTGGTTTAGGGCTTTTCATGCTCTTCGCCTCTTATCCTTCTGAAGTCCATGCGGCAGACCTTGACAACAATTTAGACCTAGTCTTAGTTGAAGACGGGGCAGCGGTTAACGGCTTTGTTCCCGATGTTGAGTCGATAGCTATCACGGCCCCAGAACTTGACCCCGAAAGAATCCTATTCAGCGAACCCCCAACCTTAGAATCTATCTACCCGACTGATGTCGAGGTTAATCGCTATAAACAGGACTTAGACGGGGTCAAAAATATACCCACTAACACACTATTTACCAGGTCGGGAACAGGCACAGGAACTGGCGCAATTTTATATTCAAATTCGCCAAACCCTTTTAGCTTCTCCACAACAGCAAGTGTCTACGTTCCAGAGGACCAAAGAATACAAATAAGAGTGTTCGACAAGTTAGGGAACGAGCTCTATAACGAATATAGGCAATGCTCTAAAGGACTGCATCTTTTAGAGTTTAACAGTTCAATGTTCAGTAGGCGCGGCGTCCTCTTTTATCAAGTCATCACTCAAGATAAGATATTGACTCGGACCATGTTCCTAGGCGAACCACCCCAAGACCAAAAAAGCAGGTATTCGTCTACCTAATTAGATTCTTTTAGATCGAGCTTAAGCCCTTAGTAACCTACTAGGGGCTTTTTTACATTAAACCTAAAATTCTTATCATGCAAATAACCAGCGAAGGAAACGTCTTAAAAGCAGTCCATCTTGGGGCTACTCAGTGGACTCTATTTCTAAACAAGATTACTAAAATAGTAGCGACGGACAGAACCGCCGAAATTTACACAGAATCGACCGAAAGGGACCATGAAGTATTGGCCCCCGCAATCATCGAAGGGCAGACGTACAGCACTGTTAGCGACGTAGTAGACGCGCTTACGGCTTTGGTCGATTCTGAAGCATCCCTAATAAACGACCAGTCAGCGTTGAATTATGTTGACGTCGGCGGTATGCGTATTCAGTGGGGCACAAAACAAATAAGCAGCGACAGCACTCAGACGGTTATCCTACCCGCAGCATTTAAAGACAGCAACTATAGCGTTACTGCGGGTTCTACAGGCGGAACGAGCACAGGAAGCGGCAACGTCGGAAGGGCGTACGGCATAGGGCTTGCAAAAACAGCTACACGATTCGGCATAGACAGAGACAACGATATAGACGGAACGCTAACCGTATTTTGGCAAGCTATAGGACTGAAGCCCGACTAAGCCGATGGAAGAGAAGGAACCAGAATATAATTTCAGTGCTCCACAGGAAATGATTCTTACCAGCACCCAAGACATTAACCTATTTTTAGCAGGGGTCGGGTCTGGTAAGACTCATTTGTCGGGGTTCATATCTGGATATCTTGTTTCTAATTTTCCACAGTGCTTTGGGTTTATCGGAGCTAACACGTATAACCAGCTTTCCACCTCTACACTATTCAGGACGTTTGCCGTCTGGGAAGAAATGTTTAATCTTAGAAAAGGTGTTGATTTCGTAGTGGACAAAAAGCCGCCCCGGCACTTCAACACTGAGGGACACAACTACAAATCCTACAATGGTATTATTTCCTTTGCTAGTGGCTGCGTCGTCTATGCTGGTTCCTTGGATAATGCGAAAGCGCACGACGGTAAGGAATTTACATGGGCTATGCTGGATGAGACTAAAGACAGCAGGGAAGACGACGTCAAGGAAACCATTTTAACCCGTCTTAGAATGCCGGGAATCTATGTCTGTAGCTCCACAAATCAACTAATCAGTGCAGAAGAGACAGACGGACAGAAAAATAGGTCTTTTAATCCTATTTACATTTTTACTTCCCCGGCCAAGGTAGATTGGATTAATGAATGGTTCGAACTGAGCGACAAACAGACCGAGATTGCAGCGAAGATTTTCGGCTCTGATGACTTTTACGTTCGCGAATGGTCTGATAAGTGCGCCGTAGTTTCAAGCACCTACCACAACGAAAAAAACCTACCTGACGGCTACATAGAAAAGATTCTAAACAACAACACGGCGGACAAGGCCAAAAAGTTAATCTATGGAAACCCGTTTGTGAAGTCTGGAGGAGAATTCTACAGCGGCTTCAATCGTCTAAAGCACGTCAAGCTCTGCCCTTACGACCCAGAATTGCCTGTGCACGTGTCCTTTGACCAGAACGTCAGACCGTACATCACAGCAACCCTGTACCAAATCCATAGGGACGACGAGACAAAGAAAAGAACCGTCAAGCAATTTGCAGAATTGTGCCTATCTAATCCAAAAAATAGGTCATCTAAATTATGTTTAGAGCTTATCCGACTGCATGGGCCTAAAATGAAACGAGGTCTTTTCTACTACGGGGACCCTTCAGGCAGACGACGAGACACCAGAAGCGGCGTAAACGATTACGAAATAATTGAGAAATATCTTAAACGATACTTAAATAACGCATCTGATAGAGTTCCTTGGCGGCATCCTCCTGTGATAGCTCGTAAGGATTTTATTAATAACATTTTTGAGGGCGTCTATCCAGATATAGACTTTTTCATAGACCCGTCGTGTAAAGAATCAATTAAGGACTTAGAATTTGTCAAAGAGGACGTCAACGGAAAGAAGCACAAAGAGAAGGCCAAGGACGACAGCGGCAATCAATATGAGAAGTACGGCCACACGTCCGACAGCTTGGACTATTTTATCTGCAAAGCATTTGAGCGGAAATTTGATAGGGAATTTAGCTAAATTTACATATTATAACTAATTGAATATGACAGAAAAGGAACTACTAGAAAGGTTTTTCAAGGTCGTGTCTGAAGGCAAAAGACACAAGCACTACGGGCACGTAGTCGCTAAAAAAGAAGAGTACCGAAAGCTAATAACTGGCAAGGGCTTAGATAGTCTACTGAAGAGGTTTGTCAGAAGAGAGACAGAAAGACTTTTCAAGCAGCGGGTAGACTTGACGGTTCATATAGTAACCGCAGTGTGTAAGAATCTCTTAGACGTGTTCTATAAAGTCCCTCGGTCCAATGCTGGGCGACGGCTGATAGCGACTACAGACCCTAACAGCAAGACCCAAGTTAAGAAGTTAGAAGAGATATTAAGAAAGTTCGACGGGGCTGATAGTTTCGACGACTATATGGGTATTCGTTGGATAGATTTAAACGCGCTGGATCCGAATACCTTTACTGTCTTTGAATGGGAGGACCACAAGGATAGGGGGAAGAAATACGAACCGTACCCCTTTGAGGTTAATAGCGACGACGCTTTAGATTTTAAGTACATACGCGGCGAACTCGAGTACTTGATAGCTAAAGATGTGGTAACTTATTACCCTAAAAATATTCTTGATTTCCAGCACGAGGACTTTAACGGTCAAGAACTGTACACCCCGGTAAGAAAGGACAAAAAAGAAGGCGCAAAATATACGCTATACGGGAAAAATGGATCGTACCAACTGATACAGGTCGATAGTTCTGAAGCGGATTTTCAAGAAACGGCAACACCGGGAAGTATAATTACTAAAGCGCAAAAAAGCTATGTTAAATTAGGTAAGAGATATTTTAAGTTTGAAGCGTTCCCGCCTCACAATTTAGGACTAGTCCCCGCTTTCCGGGTCGGGGCCTGTCCTGACTTATCGACGAACGGCGAAACCTGTGTGAATCCGCTCCATGCTGCGATACCCTACTTATTAAAAACAGTTAAAGTCAATTCAGAATTGGATTTAGTGGCGACTGTTTTGGCAATGCCTAAAGAAGTGCGATATGGTGATAAATGCGTAGCCGATGGGTGCTATGAGGGAACGATAGCAGACACAGAGAAAGAGTGCGACGTTTGTGAAGGTACAGGGGTTAAGCCGTTGTCCTCTTCGGCCCAAGATGCTATCGTTATGATACGGCCTAAATCTAAAGAGGAGGCTATCCCGTTAGACGATATCGTTAAATACATATCGCCTTCAGTTGATATCATAAAGTGGCAAGAGGAGTATATAGAAAAACTGACACAGAAAGCCCGCCGTGTCATGTTCAACTCTGAGACGTTTAACAGGTCACAGGTACAGAAGACCGCCACCGGGGAAAATCTTGATTTCCAGAATGTTTACGATACGCTCTACCCGTTCGGTCAAAAGTTTAGCAAACTGTGGACACGTGGCGTACTCATCATAGCCAAAATAACGGACCTCGATAAAAATCTAGTGCACCGCTACACTTTTGGTAAGGACATGAAAATGAAAAGTCTTGATACTTTAATACAAGACTTGAAAACAGCTAAGGACATCGGAAACACTGCACTGGTAAGGCACATACAGGACGATATCGCGCTAATCATATACGCTGAAGACCCCATAGGCTTGACAAAGTACCGTGTTAAGCAGATACACGCGCCCTTTGCTGGTAAGACTGAAAAGGAAATACTCAGCTTAATGAACAGCCGTTTTGTGTCCACTGAGGACAAAGTATTACACGCGAACTATGGTAAAATATTCGATCAGTTAGAAATGTCCGTCAAAGGCTTTTATGATAAGGCGCGAGACAAGCAGAAAAAGGACATAGACGGAAAAGTAAAAGAGTATTTAGCTTTAGTAGAGGCAGGGCAAGAAGGTCCAGAACTAGGAGAATAGTTTTTTCAATTACATAAAATTTTAATAATATGCCTAAAAAGTACAAAAAACCACAGAACAGAACCGACGCCGACTGGGAAGCTATCTGGGACGCGGGCGCACTGTCGCAAGCTGAGCTGATTAAAGGCGACGCGGCGAGATTTAAAGCCGCCAAAGAGTGGGCCGCGCTATTAGTTAAAGAAGAAAAGGAAGAGGCCGCAGCTATGCAGAAGGTCGCGGACATGTAATGACTAAGGCGGATAAAATACACGACCGAAAGGTGAAGTTTTTACAAGAAGCTCTAAAAGGCATGGACGATTCGGCCATAAAGTGGCAGTCTGACCTATTAGAGCTTCTTTTAACTGAGTACTTCCCGCTCTTCGATACCAAGGACGGAATGTTACTAGACACCGCCCACAACGACACGTTAATAAATCGAATAGACTCTTTTATTGACAAACTACAAAAGGCTTTGCAGCGGGATATCTTAGGACAGTTTGCCGCCGACCTTTTGAAGAGTACTTCTTTTAGTGCTGACTACTACAGGGCTTTAGGATTTAAAAAGACGGTAGTCGATAACGTTCTAAACAAGAAAATCCACATTGAAAGAAAGCTTGGTTTTACCCCGACGGGTAGACTTAGGAAAAAAGGGTACTTGTACCGTTTAGGACAAGGCGAAGAGGTAAGACAAAAGTTAAAACAGTACGTTATTGATTCTCTTTTAGGCGACACTGATTTTTTAAGTTTCCAATTAGGTTTTAGGAATCTAGTAAAAGGCAACAAACGAAAAAAGGGCCTAGCAACAAACGGCGTACTTCAAAAATATTTCGATCAGTTTGCATACGACAGTTTTAATATGTTGGATGCTGCGACGAACAAACAGTTTGCCGATAATTTAGATCTACAGCACTTTATCTATGAAGGTTCGATAATAGATACGACGAGGCCCTTCTGTAGAAAGCGAGCAGGGAAAGCGTTCTCCATCAAAGAAACTAAGAATTGGAAAGATGACCCCGATTTAATTGACAAGAAAAATAAAGATACTTACCAGCCGCTGATTGAGAGAGGCCGCTTTAGGTGTAGGCATTTTATAAAGTATATTACAGAGACGGTATACCTAGCGTTAACACAAAAAGCGGCCTAATGAAAGCACCTAAATTTTTTAAAAAAAGCACTTCTTGTCTACTGATGTACGGCTATGTAAAAGGCGCTCGCGATGTGCTTCACACCATAATGTTAAAACACTGTTTAGCCGACTTTCAAAAGGTTTATGAACTGGGAGAAGACTTCAATATAAATTCCCAGCTAACTATTTTTAATAGGATGCAAAATGAATATGTTGAAGCACTAAAAACCGATTGGCCTGAAACGGCCCTAGATAAAGAGTACTATCATAATGCTTTATATTTGCTTTTTCGTGCATATGTTGAGGCAGCAAAAAACACAATGCCCTCACTGGACGACGACACCATAAAAAGATTATTTAAACAGCAATTTAAACTAAAGGACAGTTTTAATTTTAATTCACTTATCAAAAATATTTAAGACATGAAAGAAGTAGAAAAATTGAAAGCCGTACACGCAGACGGCAGAAAAACAGAGTTCACCCCAGCAGCTTGGAAGGCAATGGGAAACAACAAAGAGGGCTGGAAGCTCGCGGGCAAAGGCGGGGGCAGCAAAGCCAAAAAAGCTGAAAACGAAACCCTAGATTTGCAAAAGCGAGCTAAGTTGATAGAAGCCGCTGAAGGTCTTCAGAAGGATGGCGACCATATGGGCGCTAAAGCTAGACTTATGGAGGCCCAAGCAATCAAAGATGACGCTGGACTTAAAAAACTCATTGCAGCAACCGATAAGGGTGCGAGAGTGGAGTACTTAGCCAAAGCCGAGGAAGCCAAAGCCAATGAAGATTTTACCGGGGCTTTAGAAAACTACGGACTGGCTCAGCAAATCAAAGACACGAAAGGTCTTCAGAAGCTGATAAAGGAAATAGAGGACAAGCTGGCCCCGCCTTCAGAGACAGAAGAGGACTTACTTTAAAAACTATTTTAAATAACTTTTTAAACTTTAACGATGAGAGTTAAAAACATTAAAACGGGAGCCGAGTACCCCCTAACTAAAGAAGCTTGGGACAAAATTGTCGCCAACAAAGAAGCGCACAAGTACAAAATACTGGACAATACGGACGGCGAAGCCGCTCAAGAAGTCTTAGGAAACGACAGGCAGGGCCTTATAAATGAGGCTAAAGGTCTGGAGGCCAATAAGCCTGAAGAGGCAATAGCTTTGTACGAAAAAGCGAACGGTCTCAAAGCAACTGGGGCTGTTACAAAAAAGATAAGCGCCTTGAAAAAGCAGATTGAAGAGGCCGAAATCTAAAAAACTTTTTGTTATAAAATAAAGTTTTATTTTTTCATATTATAAATTTTTATATACTTTTATGGAAGTTATTAATGTATTGCTGGGATATTTTGCCAAAGTGCTAGGTATCTCAGAGGTTGAGGCGTCGGACCTCATATTTGACAAAACCGAAGGAGAGCCCACAGAAGGTCAAACAGTCTACGACTTAAAACTCAAAGACCAAGACCCCTACAAAGTGACTCTAAAACCAGATGTTCTTACAAGCCTGTTAGCTTCTGATTCTGGCCGAGTAGAAAAGATAAAAAGCGGGGTAGACACCACGCCTGCTTTTCAAAAAGGCTATGATAAGGCTAAATCTGAAGTACTTACCGCTAAGGAAAAAGAGCTAAGGGAAAAGTACGACATCGAAGATACCAAACTCAAGTTGGATGATTTATTAGTGAATATTATCGCTAAGAATTCAGATGATGATCTGTTACCAGATGACAAGGTAAAGACACATCCACTGTACTTGGCTTTGGAAAAATCTAAATTACAAGATATTGAAACGTTAGAAGGGACTCACGCAAAGGCACTAGAAGACCTTCAGAAAACACAGGAACAAGATAAAGTACTGGGTAAAGTTAACAGCTTAGTCCTAGGGTACTTTAACGAGCTAAACCCCATATTGTCACAGGACCCCGTAAAGGCAGAAAACGCCCGCAAGGATTTTGTAAATAAATTTTCATCCTATGAGTACCAAGCACAAGAAGAGGGAGACCCGCTTATAATTAAAGACGGGAAAAGAGTTGAAGACGCACACGGCAACCCGCTTAGCTTGAAAAGCTTAGTTACGTCCGCAGCCGAGAGCCAATATGATTTTGAAGTTCAGAAGACTAAAGGCGCGCCGGGTAATGGTAAAGACGACGACAAGGACGAAAAAACTGTAGTTGTCCCCGGCAGTCGAGAAGAGTATGACGAGGCGATATTCAACGCTAAATCAGCAGACGAACGAGTGGCACTGGCGGACGCTTGGGAAGCGGCGCACCCGAACGAGTAATTTTTAATCTTGTGTTCTGTTTCTTGTACTTTAAAAAAAAGTTTAAATATTTTTTAACCTATAAATTTATAAGTATATGGCATTGACTTCAGGGGACTTTTCAGCATCCCAATTGCAGGAATCTCTTATTAAGAGGGATAGAATGTGGAAAGATGATATGTTAGCCGCTGACTTTCAAGCTAATGTAGACGTTGTTACCACTTTACAGAAAGAACAGAACGCAAGATTAGAGCTTCTTGAGAGTTCAGAAAAAGACAGGGACGTAAGGGTCCACTGGATTAATTCTTGCGGCGAAACTACCGAAGATATTAGCGCGGGCGGCGCTGATGAGTGCGACAATTCAGGAAATGAGTTAGGCACGGACTCTAAGGTGTACAGTATCACTAAGAGGCACCGTTACAAGTTCTCTATAGACGAGCACACTTTCCGAACGAATAACTATAGTATGACTGAGGTCGCTGCTAAAGGATTTGCTAAAGCTGACAAGGCGTTAAGTGAAGACATAGCGACTCACGCAGTCGGCAAGTTAGAAGCGTTCAAAGGTGTAAATGTGGCACCAGCAGGGAAAGGGACTTTTAACTCTGGAACAACTGAAACAGATGTACCAGCGGCTAACTGGGACCCTAAATTGTTGGCCTACCTTTACAAAGTGGGAATTCTTAACCAATATAGCAACCCTTTTCTTTTGTCAGGCGACAACCTTTTTGAAGACAGAATCGTTACTATGTTGGCCCAGCAGAACGGAGAGGGAAAGGGGGACGCCAACCTCTACAAGATGATTAGAACTTATTTCGATTTGTTCAATGTTGATACTGTTAATTCACCAGACGCTAAAACCTACCTTATCAACAGGGGGGCGGTTGCTTTTGCGAATAAGCACTATTACGGGGCTAAGCCTACTAAGTATATGGATGATCACAGATACTCCATTGCATCGAACAACATCACAGGATTGAGGTTAGACGTCCACTACAAAAATCGATGTGAAGGAGACACCATTATGCACGATTTTGGGGTATATGCTAAGTGGGACTATTTCTTAAATCCTACAGGCTGCGACGGCGGCAGAACTGGGGTACTAGCTTTCAAGACTACCTAATTTTCACTTTTAGAATAGTTTATAGATTTGGAGGACCGGGCGGCAAAAGCCTTGGTCCTCTTTTCATTTAAAACAATTAGTTGTTTAAGAATTTTTATAAATTAAGTATTTTTGTAATATGGATGCCTTCGAGCAATACAAGAACATAATTGGCCTGACACAAATAGACTGTCCAGATGAGACAGAAGGCCGACCAGACGACTACAACGTCAGCTTGAGTGGTTTGTACCTCGATGAGTTGGCCCTAATCCACGGGGCTATGAAAATCGGGCTGTGTGAAAAAAACTGGTGGGACATCATAAGCCGCGCGGTCGATGCAGCTATTAAAAACTTTGTGGCTGATGCAAACGCCCTATTAATAAGAGAATACAAGCCCAAAAGACCCCCGGTAAGAGCTCAGGTTTTCGGCGAGGTAAAAGCCCGTGACCTGTACGACAACGATCTAAAAAACTACGGCGTTCTCAGGCTTTCATGTGCCCCCATCCGAGGCGGGTATTTTAGACTAAACAGCCTTGGAACCATCTTTCAGAATACCGGGACCCTAGAAGTATCTATCTACAACAATGTAGACGGTCTCATAGAGTCTATTACACTGGACACGACGGCCAATAAGCACACGATTACCGCAGTAGGTAAATCATACCCTATGTATTCTAAGTATGCTCGCCCGCTAGAATATCAGATTGTATATTCGTACCCTACGGACAACCAGCCAAAGGGCAATAAGTTAAATTGTGGTTGTGGAAACTGGGAACCTAAATTTAACTGTAACGACCCCTACACCTACGCCGGGAATAAGAAATCTGTGAAGTGGGCGAACTATGTTATGGTTGGCGGAAATGACATTAACAGCCTGTCCGAGCTAGACGAGTTGCCAACAACCGCAGACCTGAATATGAGGGGACTAACGATGGACATAGATTTCTATTGTAGCAATGACGAGTTAATAAACGGAGGAATGGACTTTGTGGCGAATCCTTTGGCCCTCAGCGCCGCCCTAGCGATAAGGTATTTAGCAGGGGTTTACGTCGCCCAAGAAATACTAAAAAGTCCTCTTCTGGAAAGAGAAAACATGGTCGCCCAAGAAGACTGGGAAGACAGCGAAACAGAATGGTTCGAACAGTATAAAAATCATACTGCCTATCTGGTCCAGAATGTTAATTTATCAGCTAATGATTGTTTGTCATGCAGAAGTGTAGGCGAGCTTACCACAGCGGGAGTATTTTCTTGATGTGCCAACGATTGAAGAGCAGATAGAAAGGCTGGAAGCCTTAGAGAATTTTGTAGAAACTCAGCTACCTGTGTACGCTAGACAAGTTCTAGCAAACGATTTAGTTTCACTAGTGACAAACAGAGTTGTCCAGCGGGGCGAAAACTTCAAAGGGACGTTTTTTAGCTCGTATAGCTCTAAGACAATAGCCGCTTTCAGGTTTTGGGGGAAGAGTAGGAACCAAACCGCAGAAAGAAAAGTAAGAGCACTGTCGAGGGCCAAGGGTGTTCTGAGTTATAAAGACTTCAGAGAAATAAACAACCTGAAGAGCAGTAAAAAGAACTTTGAATTTACTGGGGAAATGTGGCGAAAGTTTGGAGTTATTCGAGTCGAGACTGACACGAATTCTTTTAGTGTGAAAATAGGAGGGACGACCACAGCTTCCCAGAATAAAATAGACGATAATTCAGAGAGAGAAGGGATATCAATAATAGAGGCGAATGATTTCGAAAGGAAATTGGCTGAAAAAGGTACTAGTACGTGGATTGAAACTAATGCAGAAAGAATATTAAACGGATAAACACATGAATTACCAAATAGCTGACGCACTGGCCGCATTTTTTATAAACCTTCCTTACATATCAAGGACTGCGGGTTGCGTCGATACGGTAAAAGAACCCGTTAAAGGAAAAAAATATAAAAGAATCCCTGTTAGTCGAAAAGTTTATCTTGACGATGCAGATGATTTTTTATTCGAAGACACGCCACTGAAAAGAATGATTCCCCGAACGAGCGAAACGGGTATTTTGTACTTTGAGGATCTAGGAAATAAACTAAATAAGTCTTCAGGCAGAATTGAACATTGGAACGGCGAATTATTACTAGTCGGCTGGCTGAATACTAAGAGGACTGACGGGGTCTTTGCTGTAGATGCTCGCGAACAGATAAGAAACATGATCCCCCAAGACATCACGGGCAGCATAGAGGGAAAAATGAGAGTTTCTGAGTTGCCGCCAAAGCGTCCGAGCCCGTTTGAAAAATATGATTACGACGAAAGCGAAACGCAGTATTTGACTTTTCCGCTCGAATACTTCACTATGAAATTAAAATATAGTGTAGTGGGTCCCAGGGGGTGCAGTAACGGAGATATTTCTATAACTAATCTAAATATAAGTTAATGTTAGACTTTTATCAAATACAGCTTGCCGCGCAATTAGGACTGGTGTCTTGGATGACGCTTTGTGTGTTCACTAAAGAGCACTACCTATTAGAGCACTACCAAGATTTCTTAAACTGGCTGGAGCCTAAATGTAGGCCGTTGGCTTATGTGCTTGGAGCTTGTGAAAAGTGCTTCTGTGGACAATGGGCCTTTTGGACTTGGCTTCTTTTCAACGACTACGATTTGACAGACAGAGCAGTTTTCTATCTTCAAATTATAAATCACGCGTCCTTTATCTGCGCTTCAATCTTATTTGTAATAATCTCTAAAAGAATATTTAACCAATGGATTTAGGACCGATAAAAAAAGCACTAGAGATAAACACTAGGAAATTTCTGGCACAAGAAGAAAAACTATTAGACGGGCTGACTGTAGAACAAAGAACTGAGCTAGGGCACCCGATTAAAAGTATTATTACACTGGACCGCTTCACGGCTAACGGCAACGACTATGTTATTAGACAATCTTTAGCTATTGAACGCTTTGAAATCTTTGAAAACTTACAGGCAGATGTAGGCTTTGGTGTTGCTTTTAAAGAAGTTTTCGCGAATATCCTCGATGCGTATAACTGCTGTAATGAGGCGCGAATAGCTGACGCCGCTGTCAAGCTCCACAACACCATGAACGGGATTAAATCAAAGTTAGAAGGTCGGGTCAATCCTGTGCTTTTACTTTGTACTTTATTTATATGTAATGAAGACGAGGACGCCACAACTTATGATTCGGACTTAGCGAAAAAGAAGATAGACGATTGGAGAATTGAGGGAATCGCAATGGAATCATTTTTTACGTTAGCCTTCAATTTGGTTCACGGCTTTATTCCCGTCTTAGAGACAACTTCGGGCGATATTTCGGCGACGATAAAAGCAGTGACAAAAAACTTAGAAGCAAGGGAAGTCAATATAGATACCTTGCTGTAATACACCGCGACAATAAAAAATATTGGAACAGTCTAAAGAGACAAGTTTCGATGAGGGGCGGGATTACTTTTACTGAGTTGAAGGCTATGGATGTTTTCGAATTTTTCATAACACTGACTAACTACGAAGAAGAGATAGACAAAGAGGTCAAACGATTAGAAGCGATTAAAAATAAAAATAAAAAATAGATGGCTGTAACGCTAGACATTGACGGGACGATAACAGGGTTTAAGGCAAAAACTGCCGAGGCCAAGGAAGAACTTCGCGGCTTAGCGAAGGGGTACGACGATGTGGGGACAGCAAGTCAGAAAGCCTTAACCGGGGCGACAGACGGCCAAAAAACTTTAGCAGATTCGACCAAGAAAACAGGACGCGAGCTGGATGCACAAAGCGACATGGTTACTAAGCTACAAGGCCACTTAAAAAGATTGGAGGAGGGGCAGAAAAAAACCAACGACCCTAAACTAATAAAGCAGTATAACACGGAGATAGCTAAAACCCGCGCCGCTTTAGCTGGGGTCGCCGGGGCGGGGACTGCTGCCGCTGGCGGAGTAGGTGTTCTTAATACGGTAGGAGGGGCAAGCATAGCAATATTCACGACCTTAAAGGGGCTTTTGTCTACAGTGTTTCTTCCTTTGACCGCAGGGCTAACGGCGCTGAAGGTCGTCGGCGACTTCATAGGTCTGGTTAACGAGTACGAACAGACGGCCGCAGACCTTCAGGCCATAACTGGGGCCAATGCTGAAACATTAGATTTTCTAAGACAGTCAGCGGTAGAGGTCGGAGTAGAAACCACTGTTAGCGCGGGCAAAACTTTAGAAGCTTATAAATTGATTGCTTCGGCCAAGCCTGAATTATTGAGCAACGCCGAAGGGCTGGCAGAAATAACAAGGGAAGCCATAACCCTAACTGAAGCAATGGGCGGCGACCTTCCCGCAGCGGCTACGAATTTGACCGATGTTATGAACCAATTTCAGGCCCCGGCATCCGAGGCGGGCCGTTTCGTTAATGCTTTGGCGGCAGGGTCAAAAGAAGGGTCAGCAGACGTCCAGCAATTAGCTGACGCGATGTTAGTGGCAGGGGTTGAGGCGCGAAGCTCTAATGTGTCCTTAGAAGAATCTATAGGGCTACTGGAAGGGCTTGCCGAAAACGGGAAAAAAGGGTCTGAGGCTGGAACATCACTAAGAAATGTTTTTTCTAAGTTGTCAGCTACGGACATACTACCTAAAGAGGCGACACAACGGCTAATTGCGGCGGGGGTAGACATTGAACAATTGAGCGACAAGTCTTTAACTTTTACTGAGCGACTTCAGGCTCTCAGGCCCGTGCAGAATGACGCCAACGCTTTAACCGCTGTATTTGGTTTAGAAAACAAGTCCACCGCGTCTATTCTCATAGGAAACATAGAACGAATAAATGAACTTACTGAGGCAGTAACAGACACAAATGTAGCCCAAGAACAAGCAGCAATCAGAACGGCCACCGCTGCGGGAGAATGGCAAAGACTTAAAAACACGATTAGCGCAGTAGCTCAAGAAAACGGAGGCGGGCTAAGTCAGTTTTTAGCTTTCCTCATCTCTTTTATTCGACAGGGAATTTTAGGAATAAAAGACGGGATAGATTTTATTCGACCTTCAGTGTCTGAGCTTGTCGGCGGCATAGGAACAATCATAAATGTTTTTAGGGACTTGTTGCCTGTACAAGCCGAAGGGGAAAAAAGATTTAACCTTATCGGGACAGTAATGAAAATAGTTTTGATTCCCTTAAAAGCCTTTGTCACTCTGCTGAGTACTGGGATTAAAGTAATAGGAAACACGGCGACTAGCATTTCTTCTTTTGTCAAAAGGTCTGGACCGCTGAACAGCTTTTTTTCAAAAGCGGGTCAAGCTGTAAAAGGATTCATTTCTATATTCTTAGACTTGCCCTCTTTTGTGGCGGGCGGACTTGCTTCTATTTCGACTTTTGTCGTCGAGACAGCGGCCTCGATAGGCCGACTAGGCAGAAATGTAGGGTCTGTATTAAAAGAGGCTTTCAGCTTTAGAAAACTCATAACCCAAGGCACGGGAGATTTAAACAGCGCACTCGATGAGTTATTAGTGAATCCGTTTAAAGGGGTAGGAACTAAAGCCCGCGAAGAGTTTGAACGAGCTTTCAATGAAAGTAAAAACGGATTAAAAATTGAAGCACCAAAAGCGGAAGCACCAACCTCCACGGGGACCCCGCCTCCTGTCGTACCAGACGCCCCCGCTGCATTTTCTAGGGCAGGTGAGGACGCAGAAAAAGAAGCTGAAAAAAAGGCCAAAGAAGCCGCCCGAAGAGCGAGAGAGATATCAAAAGCAAGGGTAGACGCTTTGCGTGACGGCATAGACAAAGAGTTAGCTTTAGAAGATCTGAGGTTTAGCGACCTTAAAGCCAAGCTAGACAAGTTCGGGATAGATACCAGCGAAGCAACTTTACAAAGTGAGCTTAATAAATTTAAGATTCGACAGCGGTTTATTTCAGAGCTTAACGGGCTGGAAGACCTTAACGCTGAAGACCGAGCTAAAGCCCTTTATGACCAAACTAAAAAGGAAATAGAGGCCATAGAACAGGCGCTAAGAGAAGGCGGCGACGGCGATCTAACCGACGTACAGCAGAATCAAATTAACATTCTTAGAAAGAAAGCCAACGAAGAGTATTTAAGAGATCTCAAAGCGGCCCAGACTAAAGAACAAAAGGAACAGGAACAGCACGAAATAAACCTACTGGAGCTTCAAAGGGATAACTTCGCGAATCAATCTGACTTCGAAGATTTCAAGCAGCAAGAAATTTTAAATATCAGATTAAAATTTGCCGAAAAACAATTAGAAATAATTGAAGCTTTGCACGGTGCTGAAAGTGACGCCGCTCTAAATCTTCGAAAAACTATCAATGAGATTAAAGGCGAACTTAGCGATTTAGCCGGGATAGATTCAGGCGAATTTAATCTTTTCGAATTATTTGGATTAGACCCGAACAGCCCAGAAGGTGCAGAAATAATAAAAGGGATCACCACCGCAGCAAGCACCGCAAAAGACATACTAGGAGAAGTGAACAGGCTTAGGTTAGAATCTGCTCAAGCCGCTGTAGATGCCGCAGACGAAGAGATTGACGCGATACAAAAAAGAATCGACGAAAGAGAAAGAGAATTAGAAGAGGAACAGCAATTAAGCGAAGACGGCTTCAGCAGTCGAGAAGAAGCAATAACCAAGGATATTGCATTATTGAAAAGTCAGCAAGAAGCCGAAAAAGTAGAAAGGGACAAAGCTTTAGCAGAAAAGAAAAAGGTGCAAAGACAGCAAGCGATTGTAGATAGCATAACCCAAGGGTCAAGCTTGATAACTGCCGCCGCTCAAATATTCCAATCGGTCGCCCCTATCCCTTTCGTCGGACCAGCAATCGCGGCGGGTCTTATCGCAGGAATGATAGCATCCTTTGCAGCGGCACGTGTTCGAATCTTCAGCAACATAAACAAACAGAAGGCAGAAAGAGGAATGGTCGGAGTTGTTAAAGGTAACAGGCACAGCGACGGGGGCGAAGCTTTCGGGGACCATATCGAAGTTGAAGACGGCGAAGCTTTCGGAGTTCTCAGCCGTTCAGCTACTAGAAAATATGGAAGCATACATAAAGCGTTTGTCAATGCTCTAAATAAAGGTAAAAGCTTGGCTGAGGTAGGAAAGATAATAAACCTGAACACTAGAAAAGAGGGAACCGTTTTAGAGTTAAGAGAAAAAGAGGACAATATCGTAAACCTGAATAATCAAATATCTGTAATCAGTGAAGCTAACGGCAACGCCGAAGGGAACAAGACAATGAAAGATTTTGTAGCCTTCTATAAAGGTCAAGAAAAAGTAAGTTTTTCAGGAAACAAGAAGATAATAAAAATAGGTAACACAACTAGAATAGTTAAAGTTGGATAAGGTTAAAATATACATAGAGAGTAAACACATACCCCTAACTGAAGTTAGGCCGATCTGGGAAGACGCTTTTTCTAAAGAGCGAGACAATAAGAGCGTGCACTATGTGCATGAAATAGATAATAAAATAATTTTCCATACCTCAGAAGACTATAAACTATTGTACGGTTCTAAAGGCGATGAGTGTGCAGAGATAAAAATACATTTTAAAGAGCTAACTAACGGCGAATATGTCAACTATTGGACGGGATTTTTTAAAATCTTTGACACGGACATAGACGAAGACCACAAGAAAATAGAAGTGAAGCCCGACCCCTTAGACCCGTACAAATGCCTATCAGAAAACGGTAAAATCGAGGTCAACGTTTTCGCTTCTGGTCCTAGGGTGCAGACGTCTAGGCTCGGTCTGTCCGCAAAATATGAAACGATAGAGTTTTCAAATATTTCTGCAAACGAACTGGACGGAAATCAGCTTTTTCCAAACCGAGTAGAGACCCCGGTATTTGACGAAAACTTTGACGGTGAAAAAGATTTCTGGTGCTTAAAATCTCACACGTCTAATTTTATAACGCTTCGAGACGAAGACCTAAGCACAGGAAATACAATTGCATCTGGGTACAACTTTAGATCTATATGGCACAGGGAAACAACAGACGAGAACTGCACCAACGGACAACCTACGGGGCCGACACTTAGCAGCGGGTGGAGTCTTCTCAAAGATGAGTGCTCGACAAAATCTAAAGCTACTTGGTGGCGCTGTCCTATCAGTACAGGACTTACGTTCACAGGGACTTACACGAACGGTCGAAAGTTAAGCGATTTCATAAGAAATGTTTTAATATTATCGGGTTGTGATGTTTTCGTAAAAAGCACCTTTTTTGGCATAGGAGACGCCCAAAACGATAGCCCTGATAACAGGGCTTACACCTTCGCTGCTGAGAATTTACAAGATTTAACCATACATCAAAAGAGCGACATAAAAAGACCCGACGGGCTGCCTTTAAGTACAGCGGCTTCTTGGGTATTAAAGCCTATTGAGTTTCTAAACGATCTAATCGAATTATTCAATGTTAGGTACCTAATATCTGACGGGGTATTCATACTGGAACACGTCAGTTTTTTCGAATCTATAGGAATTAGAGATTTGACAAACACAAGGATTCCAAATAGGTACAGTTTTAAAGGCGCCGACGACCTCAGAACAGAAGAGTATAAATATTCAGACGATAGAACTTCAGAGCTTTTTAAGGCTAATTTGATAAAATATGATTGCGGGACTGAAGAAAAAACAATTCGACTTAATTTAATTAACTGCGATTTAATTAATATTGCAGACCCGGCCAAAGCTGAAGTAGTAGACGACAGCGGATTTGTCATTTTAACTAACGGTCTTTCTGAAGGTGATAGAGTCGTAATTGATAATAACTTGCCTCTGTCTTGGCCTGTTCTTCAGAACCATCTACACAGGCACGATAGGGCTTATCCTGTAGGCGAACTTAACGGACAGGCTGTTGTATTTGACAGTTTCAGGCCGTATCGAAAAGGTGAAAAATTTACTTTGAAAAATTGTAAAAACGACAGGGTGGACCCCCATAATAAAATAAGAACCTCTTTAGGTGACGGCGAGGTATCAAAACTGACTGAACACATAATGAACGGAAATACTGAATTAGAAATTAACTACTAGGATGGATAACAGTTTTCAAACTTTAAAATTCTACAAAGAAGAGGAATTTGTACTAAAGGACAATCCTACTTTTATTAAAGGGGCACATAATATTATTTGTCCTACTGACTTTTTATTGCCTTTTCAGATAAAAAGAAAGTCAAGTCCGAACCCGATAACCTCTGTGAGACTACTCCCAGACGCCCCCGCATCGCCTACGATAAACCTTCTAAACGTTTTACCCTCTAGCGATTTACAAACTATCAGTTTTGTAGGTCACGACTACTTAATAAATTACGGGTCTGAAAAACTCTCAAGTCCTATCGCGCCGGGAAGATATCGACTGCAAGTCCAAGACGGGGAAAATACATGGATAACTGACGACATCGTATTTAAAGGGCTCAAAGACACCATAGAGAAAAATTGCCGCTTAGTCAGAATAGAGTACCGTAACAATTGCGACCTAGGGGACACCTTCTATAAAACGAACGCCTTTAACCTACCTAACGCTCAAGCCTACCGAAATATATATTATGCCGACAGTCGGTTGTCATCGCCCGAGTATCAAATAAAAGAAGAAGGCGAGGAAGACTTAAACGGTACTTTTGTTTTAGACTATGTCAGATATGAGAAGCAAAGAACACTGGAAACCGTCGCACCTGAATACATCGCCGATATGTTCAACTCTTTAGCTCTTCACTCTGACGTTAACATATACGACCACAGCGGGCACGTCGGGAAAGTTTATAGGTCTAGTGTTGAAACGACATGGAACACCGAACTGTTTGCAGAACTAAAGCTAGTATTAACCACTGAAGTACTAACAAAGCGCGGGTGTTGTGATGAAACGGGACTTGTACCTCTTTTTGACTGTATACTCTCTGACGGGTCCGCAGTCGCGACAGTGATTTTGAACTCAGAAAACTACAACCAAGGGAAGTATGTAAACTTGGCAGACAACACAGAAAAGTTTTTTGATGACGGCGACACGGTTTTAGTAATAGACGGGAACCAAGTATTGTTTCAAGAATTTGACGACCACAGCTACGCGCCTAACGGTACGCAACCCAGCACAGTACAGGACCTAAACATAAAAAACGGGGTAGACCTTTTTACTGACGCTTATGTATACCGTCATTCTTCAGGAAACTACAGGCACAAACCTGAAATCACGAGTCATAGAAAAATAGGAGGCCTGCCGGGGGCGACGGCTTCAGGATTTCAAGAGTATAAGATATCGGGCGAATCCTTCAGAAGTGCGAGTACTCACGTATTCGTAACGTATTTTAACGACAGTGAGTCTTTTCTGTCTGTAGTTGATACAGCCGCTTTTTTAGACGAAGAGGTATCTATTTTGCTACCCCTTAACGTGAAATCAATTAGAATAAAGTGCTTCGGTGCTTCAGGTTGCTTTGTCGCTGAAAGCAACTTAAGGCCAATCGTCTTTTTAGAAGACTACAGCATAGACGGGTTTATAAATGGCCCGGGTGGGATATCCAGAATGGACATAGAAGACGGCTTCGAAGTTGGGACAGATGAGGACAGCGATATAATTTAAAAAATATTAAACTTTAAAATAATGTTACGAGATTTAAACTACTTACAAACTAGGTTCCAGAACGGCGATTTCCCTACCCAACAGGATTTTTATGACGTCTTTGATTCTTTCGAACACCTGAATAATACTAGAAAGAATTACATTTTCGATAAGGCGAATTTAGATTTTAACCCGTCCGCGCCGCTGACAGGCGCAGGGCTTCCAACAACAGGACTAACGGGCAGCCCGACTGCTTTTGTTTTTTGGAAAGACCACTTAGCGGGGTACAGATACGACGGCGGATGGTCCCTTGTTCAATTTGCTGCCACTTCTGGCGACATGAAAAAAGCTGATTACGATTCTAATGATAACGGGATTGTAGATAAAGCACAAGAAATAAACGGGGTGGATACTTCAGGAAATGGAACGTATTATGGTAAAGACTCTTTAGGTGTTGTCGGCTTCCATCCTGTGCCCTCTGGAAGCGCAGGGGGAGATATGCTAAAAGCGGTTTACGACTCAAATGGGGACGGCGTCGTAGATACTGCGAACAGTGCTTTAACTGCCAATGCGGTTACTGGGGTCAATGCTTCGGGGAATGATACCTACTACGGTAAAAATGCTTCTGGTGCTGTAGGCTTTCACGCTTTACCTTCAGGCGGTGGCGGCTCAGGCGGCAGTGGTGGTGGTGGCGGAGATATGACTAAAGCGGTGTATGATTCCAATAACAACAACATTGTAGATAATGCCGAAAAGGTGAACGGGGTAGACGGTGCACGCTGCCTTCAGGTGGCGGCGGTAACGGAGATATGCTAAAGTCAACTTATGATGTAAACAATAATGGCGTCGTCGATAAAGCTACAGAAATAGACGGGGTTATAGGTTCTGGTACTAGTACCTATTACGGTAAAAATGCTTCTGGGTCAATTGGTTTTCATGCCCTGCGGAGATATGTTAAAATCAACTTATGATGTAAACAATAATGGCGTCGTCGATAAAGCTACAGAGATAGACGGGGTAACAGGTGCAGGGAACGATACCTATTACGGTAAAAATGCTTCTGGGTCAATTGGTTTTCATGCCCTGTCTACGACCCTAATGATAATGGCATAGTCGAGAATGCTGTTTTAGCTGTTCAAATAAGTTCAGCTTCAGCCGCCGCGAGCTCAACATATTACGGTAAAAATGCTTCTGGGTCAATTGGTTTTCATGCCCTGCCTT